TAAGTTGGCTGGGTCCACCGAAGATCGTATGGAACGCCGTGCCAGTATTGGTGAAGCCTGCCTTCTGGAATACGAAATCGAGCGTGTTGTAGGAGGCAAAGCTGAAACCATCGCCGCAGTAGTTACCTCCGACGTTGGTCAGCACAAACTCCGCAGCGGCGGGAAACGGAGGCGCATCCTCGCCCATCAGCCAGCAGCGGGCAAAGCCGGACGATGTGACGTTCTCAACCGTGCCACAGCAGGTGCCGAGGTCTTGATGCCGCGCGGCAAACACAATGCCCGCGTCACCGGTGTTGTCAGGGTTGGTTACTCCGTTCCGTGATCCCTGGACGCTGAAGCCTGACATGCTGCCAAGCCACCAGTCCTCGAAGCGGAGCGCTTGGCCGATGCCTGCGTCTGCGACAAACCGGGTTACCTCTGGACCGTCGCCTTCGATGTTGCCGAACACCGGCGAGCCGTCCGCATGAGCAAAGCGGAGCGTATGGCTCAGCCGGTAGCAGCCTGCCGGAAAGTGCAGGGTTCCGCCCGTAGTGAGCCAGGCGTCGATCTTCTGTTGTAGAGCCGGTGATGCATCAGCGGAGCAGTCTGCGGACTGTCCGTACGCCGGTGGAGCCAGAGCTAGCCACAGCACAATGATCAGGATGTTTACGCGCATAATGCCTCCAAGTCCGCAACCTGCTCCGGATACAGACCGGCACCGACGCTCAGCGCCTGGCCGGCATACGCAACAGCCAGTTCATGATCTTCCGCCGCGTACATGAGCGCTAGCTGGTACAGCAGGTACGGATGTCCGGGGCGATCCATAAGCTCCCGCTGGAGAAGCTCCAGGTTCCGCGTCCGCTTGTCTCGCTGAACGTACAGCAGCGGATCGTAGCCAACATGGCGAATCGCCACACCATCGACTCTGGCAACGAGCTTCAGCGGTTTGCCGGCGCGGAGTATCTGCTCGTGCACTCGTCCCATGTAGCGGAGGCTGTGTTGGTTCGGGAACAGGCGCACGCTCGTCCACTGGACCGCCATGCTTCGCCCGAGCAGCGTTAGCTCCTCGATCTGGAATGCGTAACCGTCGATACCTGCTTGCCGGCGGAGCGCTTCGAGGATAATGCTGTGGCCGAGTGGCGTCAGACGGTCATCCGCGTCGATCACCAGAATCCAGTCGCGGCGTGCCGCATCGAGGCTCAGATTGCGAGCCTCCGCAAAGCTATCGTTCCACGTGAAACGTCGTACCCGTGCTCCGTACCCACGCGCAATTGACTCCGTACGGTCTGTGGTCCTGTCGTCAACTGCCACGATGATCTCGTCCGCCAGAACAGTCACGCTCTCCAGCGCTCCAGGCAGCAACGCCTCCTCGTCGCGGGCAATCATGCAGACCGACAGCTTCGGACGGCTCACGACTCGTCCAACCGGTCTCTCAGGAAGTTCTCCAGGTTCGTAGCCATCTTCACAATGTTGGGATCGTTCATGGCCTGGTTGATGCCGGCGCTCCAGGCCATCGTGAAGAATTGGCGGGGAGTTGTGCCGCGCAGCATCCACTTGTACTGCTCCCACGCGACTTGCTCCGCCTTCTCCAGGGCGAGCTTTGTGTCAGGGTACTCAGCAGCAATCAGCCAGCTAGCGATAGCTGCCGCGTCCTCGAAACTTCTCACAAGCTCCAGACTCCGATCCCCGGCGCTTCGTAGAACGCCAGCAGCAATGCGTCCGCGTCGTCGGGACTGCGGCTCAACCGCTTCTTCGTTTCCGACTTCGACTCAATCTTGATCTGGTTGCCTAACGTCCGCTTGAACGTCGGAGCAGTCAACTGCGCGATAGTCGCCGCGTCACACTCCGTCAAGTCCCAGGCTTGCGTCCTGGAAAGCTCGCGGCCAACCTCCCACCACAACTGATCGCGCAGAATCGGAAACATGCTGTCCGTGGACTTCTCCGCGACGTTCACGCCCACTACGTCAACTCCAGGACGCTCGCGGCGGATCATGCCGACCAGTGCCCAACCAACGCCGATCTCGTCCACCTTGACCTTCGTCGCGCCGGTCGCATCAATCGCCTGGACCACCATCGAACAGGCGTCCTCGGGGTTCGGCGTCTTGCCGCTCCACTTCCGTCCAGCACGGCGTCCGAGGCGATGGCGAATGGACGTGTCGTCGCCACCGGCTCCAACGTCTACGCCAAGCTCGTTTGGCACGTAGCCATTCAGCGGAAGGTCGCGACAGGCAACCGCCCACGAGAGCGGCACCACGCCCTCATCGGAGTCCGCAAACTCTCCATAGGCATACGCGCGGAACATCGGAGACTCCTCGCCCCAATCCCGCTTGGCCGTTTCGATCTGCTCCAGCGTCAGCAGTCCAGGGACAACCTCTCGCCCTTCGATCACGTTCGGACTGTCCATTCCGCTGATGTGGATGCTGTGATACATGTCTGCCTTGGTGTTGAAGGCGTCGAAGAACTCTCCGGCGGAGGCGAACGGGTTACCGGTGAGGAGCATCCTGGTCGGATTCAGCCGCTTGATGGCGTCGATGTGCGGCTGAGGGACGTTGTGAGCCTCCGTGATAATCACCAGCAGGTTCGGTGAGTGGAAGCCCTGAATGTTGTACGGATCGTTCGTCGCAAAGCCTACGGCGAACTGGTCGTCGCCCTGCTCCCACCGAGCAGCGCTGCTCAGCATGTGGCCGAGCAGCGGAGCCCTCGCTGTGTTGAACGCGGAGCGGGGTTCCCTCCAGACCACATCCGACACCTGGCGGTGGGACGGACCGATCACGACCGTCTTAGCCGGCTTGTGAGTTGACTGCCACCACAGCACGATCCGTCCGGACGTGTAGTCCTTGCCCATGCCGTTTGCTCCGACCACGGCTACACGCGGATGATCCGCTACTGCCTGGAGGATCGCCTGCTGCTTCGGGTAGGGGTTCATCCCGAGCTTCTCACGAACCCAGGACACCGGATCGAGTCTGTACCGGCTTTGTACCGGGTTTTCTGGAGCGTGCCTCGCCTTCAGTCTCAGGAACGTGCCCATTAGCACGTCGTCAGCGCTCTGAGAGTTGACGTAGACCGGCATCAGTCGTGAAGGATCAGGAACTCCGGGTGCAACACCTCTGGCGGAGCTCCACCGAACACTTCATCGAACGTTTCCGACTCGACGTACAGCACTACCGTGTTGAAGCGATCATCGAATGTCAGACCGACCGTTCGTGCATCCGCTGGAACGCCACGGACCTGCACTCGCACCTTACCGTCCATGGCCTTGAGCATCTTCAGGAACATATCCGCCTGAATTTCCAGGCGTCGTACTCTGCGGGTTGGCGTGTCGCCAATCAGTACATGCATTATCCTGACTCCGAGGACTGCTGTTGGGGCGGCAGAACACGTTCGGCAACGAACGACGGCTTGATGGGTTCGATTCCCGTCCAGTCCTCAACCTTCGGAGCCTGACGGTCCAGGCACCAGCAGTACCAGGCACCAGACTCGTGAGGCATCCCCTTCGTCCACAGTCCGGTGTGATGGTGCGGGAACACCTCTTGGCCGACCTCCGCCAGCTTGGCGCAGTCCGCGCAGCTTGAGCGAAACGGATACATCACTGCTGATACTGCTTCACGGCATAGCCGGCGACACACTGCCAGGAACAAACGCCTTTCACATCGACTATCTGTGCTCCTGGCGGAGCTTCATCTTTCTGACACAGCACAATCCAGCCGGCCGGGTGTTCGGGCCAATCAGGAGCCCTGAATTGTGGCTCGACCCGTATACCGCAGTTATCACATACGACTACCGGCGCGTCATTTGTCACAACAACCCGCTCGACCTTCTCACAGACAATGCTCATCCTGCCTCCAGCGCTAGCCGCTGAGCTTCTCTGATTGCCTCGTCTGGATCGAAGCCCTCGCGCTCCGCCATCGCTCGTATGCGAGCCTCCAGGTCGAGCTTCATCGTCTTCGGAGCGTCCAGCCCCATCAGTGAGGCCTCGCGATCCAGCAACTGCACGAGCGTCTTGATGGCTCCGAGTCGCCCGGCTCTCACCTCCTGCCAGATGCTCAGGATGGAGGCTTCGATCCGCGCGTGTTGCCTGCCCTTGAGGATGCCCGTATCAATCACTGACTGCTGCTTCCAGGCATCGTTGATCGCCCGCATATCCCGTTCGATAGTTGGGCGGCTCACTCCCAACTGCTGAGCGATAATGCCCACGTCGTTTACTCCGGCTAAGCGGAGTGAGGCTACCTGCTGCTGCCGCGCGACCTTGGCCGCTATCGCCTTTTTGTTGCGCGCTTTGACATGAGGATTCGGCATCAGTCTCAGTCCGGTCAGTTATCGAATTCGGGTCCGTACCGGTGTCCGACATGAAGGTCAGGCTGCGAAGCCGCGCCCACTTTCCTGATAGGACTCTCCTTCAGTTGGTGTTCTGTCGTCACGACTTCGCAGCCAGTCCGCGTATAACTGGATGTTGACAGAGCGTCTCTGCGAGCTTTTTTGCTGGAAGGCATCCGTCGAGCCACCATACGGGGCGGACGTAGCGACTCGCTAGCCCCGCGACCTTCGTTTGCCTGCCTCTTACCCACGCCGGGTTCTGATTGCTGCCTCGCTCTGCTCGCCTCTCTGCTGCTGTCCAGGGGGGTATATCCAGGTAGACCACTGTCAGATGGTATCCATACTCTTGTACAGATTGGAAGAAGCGTTCATTCGCGAGCCGGTCGCCTTCCGCCACGATATTCTCATATGGGCGATGGCTTAGCCACTTTACGACTTTTGGCTGGACGCTAAGACTCAGCGCATCTGTTCCGCTGAACGTTCCTCTGACCTTTCCTAGTTGTGCTCCGCCGGGATAGACGACGTGAGCGAAGGGGTCCAGGACGGTTGTGGAGGGGATGCCCTCCAGGCACTTGCTCAGGAGTGTGGTCTTACCGGCACCGGGAAAACCTATCAAGTACAGAAGCTCAGGCATGTCGCCAATCTGGCGTGTATAGCTCCAATGGAGGCCATGACCAAGGGTCTGCCCTGTCGTACTGATTGGCTGCTGACCAGGCTAGCCTCTTACGAATCACATCGCAGCTAACACCGGGGTGAGGCATTAGTGCCGTGCAACGCGGACAGCGGCGAGCGTTGGACTTGTGGGCCTTCTCCCACTGACCTAGTGCTCGCCAGTAGCGCTCCGCCTTAGAACTCATAGCTTCGCCAGGACCGCATCCACGACAGACGGAGCGTGGCGCACGCCACAGTGCCACAACGGCTTGACAGCCATCGAACCGTCTTCGAGAACTCTCACTAGCGGGTCGTCGCCTTTCGAGGGCGCGGGGCGCCAACCCTGTACGAACGGACCCCTAGAGAGGACGCTGAGAAGCCCCTCAGACAACGCGGCTGCTCTAAGACACCATCGGCCATACTTCGCCTCTACGCCGAGAGGGTGCGCCTCTCGCTGCGTTATAAGGTCACTGCCGACGTACCAGCGTTCCTGGCCTGGGACAGGGTAAGCGTAGGCCAGCCCGAAGCGACCTTGGCGCAAGTAGAAGCAGGGTTGCCTGCCTTGCGAAAGTCGGCGCACCTCCTCAGGCACCTGTAGCTGAGCTACTGTCATCCAGCCCCACACGACGTGATGCAGACGTGGGCCAAAGCCGTGGGCTATCACTCGCCGGCTTCCTGGAGGGCAGGCATCTCGCCTTCTACCGGCGAGTTGACTCCGCGTACCCTGCACCAGACGTTGGGCATCAAGATGCACGGAGGGAAGTCCGCTAAGACGGAGGTAGCCAATGTCAGCCACCACCGGGTATTTGCCCTGGTGAGGAGGATGCTTGGCAGAGAACCAGTACGCGCCTTCGGTTGTCACTCCTGCTATCGGCCAGGGAGGCTCCCGGTTCCATCTTCGCCACACGGCAAGTCCCTGCATATCCTCCGCGTGCCCACTCGGGTACACCGCACCGGTACATGCCTGCCATGCCGAATAGGGTGCCTCCGAGTCATGCCATGTAAAGTCAACGCCGGCGCGCAATAGATTCCACGACAGGATGGAGCCGACGACGCCCATACCCTCCAGGTGAATCACTCCGCAAACTCCGCCGTGTTCGCGCTTTCGTTGCCCCATACGTCCCATCCAAGCCGGTGTCGTCGAGCAAATAGCTCCACGTATGGGCCTGGTGAGACTTGTTCAACCACGGTGGTCCGATACTTCACGCCCACTCCTTCATGCGGTGCTTCTGGACGCCGTGCCAGCCCTGACACTCCCCGAGGTACTCATGCGACAGCACGTCGCTTCGCGCCTTCCAGAGCATCTGCTTCTCTCCGTCGAACAGGTACTTGTGAGAACTGATCTGCTCCTGAAGCTCGTCAATATCGTGACCGACGTAGTATTTCCCCTTCCGCGCGGAGTTGAAGTTGCAGAGGATTGTCTCCAGGTGCTCCCAATCCAGATGCACTCCCCGGCTCGCAAGCTCCATACGTAGCCTCTGCCCGTAGGTGTTCAACAGACTTACTTCGTTGGACTTCGTGTCGTAAAGCCACTGGAGTCCTTCCTTGGGTCCAGAGCAGAACTCCATCCGCATATCGGGAGCCAGGAGGTCGAAGTCGTGAACGCGACGGAGAATCTCGCCCATCTTGAATGCGCTCCAGCGTCCGTTTCCCGGTACAGTCTGCCAACGCTCCCAGAACACTTCGTAGTTACCTCTCGGCCGGTCGATCTTCCATCCCCGTGTCAGCCAGGCTCCGAGTGGCTCGTGCTCCAGCATCCGCCAGAGGTACGGCACCACTGCTCCGCCGCGCATTCCCCGACGTTCGATGCCGGTGGGGAGCTTTGCCAGGTGATCCGCGCAGCCGTCCAGATCGCGGCCAGCTATCCATATCCAGGCAGCGAGCGCGGAGGGCAGGTTGTAGAAGGCGACGTACAGAGCGCTGAACCAGAGGCGCTCCTCCGCTGGCATTCCGTACAGGTCGTACAGGCGACGGAGTACCGGGTACAGCGGGTCAATGTCCTGAGAGGCCAGCATCTCCTTGGCGAACGCTGCGACTGCGTCTAGCTGCCCACAAGTGGGCGCGCTACTCGTTGCCACGCCGTGACATGCGCTCCTTCGCCCGTAGCTCCATGACACTCGCGAAGTTCTGTGGATCAGCGCTGATGGGCTTCTCGGCTCGACGGAACTCTCGCTCAGTCCGCACCTTACGGTAACGTCGCTGCTCCTCCTCCGGTGTTACGCATTTCCACATCCCACGGAGGGAGTAGAACACGATGGTGTAGCGGTAGCTGTCCGCTGCCCACTTGAGAATGGGCGTCACGCCGTGGAGGATGTTCTGTCCGTCGAACATCAGCAACGAGCGGTCCCTGATCTGGAACCCAAGGTCGTACTCGGGCACCGACAGATACCCGCCTCCCACCTTCCGCTTGAACGCTAGCATGTTCGACCACACGTTGCGGAAGTTGCCCGCGTCGTGGTGGTACAGGAGTTGGTTGTCGCGATTGATAATGCCGCTGGTGAACACGGAGCCTTCGAGCCGCCAGTTAGGGAGCACTTGCTCGACCTGCTTCTGGTGCTCCGCGTAAAGCTCTGGATGCCACGCCTCGTAATACGTGCTCACCATTGATGCCAGCCCGGCTATCCGCGCGTGAGCCTCCGGGTTGTCGTAGGCCAGGGAGGCGGAGGTACAGTAGTCGCGGCGGATCGTGTTCCGTGGCTGGTAGCCGAAGATGCGGCTATTGCTCACCATTCCGCCGGTGCGACTGTCGCTCTTGGTCTGAACTGTCGCCAGGGCTTCAGGAATGCCGCTGAAGTCGTCGTCAAGCTCCAGGTAGACGATGCTCACCTGCTCCGTGTCCTGGTCGTAGACCACCGTACTCGTGGTGATCAACTCCGAGAAGTCGCGCTCCGCCGCAACACGGCGCAGATACTCGGAAGGGTCGATCGTGCGCTTGCGGAGCCTACGGACTTGCGGTTCAGTCGTCGCCGGCACGCGCTCCTACCTCTTGCTGGAGCAGGTGCTTCACCACATCCACGTTTGTCTCTAGCTCTGGATGGGCTTCCAGCACCTTGCCGAATTGCCAGATCACATCCGCGTACTCGTCCGCCGTAAACAGCAACATGATCTGACGCTGGACGCCGTTCTCGAAAATCTGGAGGCGTTCCTCGGGACTCAGGTCTAGCGTGTCTCTCACCGGGGCGACAGCCGAGGCATTAGCACTCACATCCGCTAACAACCGGCGCAGTGCTTCGTTGGTTGTTTCGACACCATCGAGGAGTTCTTTCAGCTTGGCTCCGTCGCTCACGGCCAGTGCTGCTAGCGGGTCGAAGGTCGCCAGTACCTCGGCCTCCTCCTCCTCACTCAGGTCAACATAGTCAACCGGGACGGAGGATTCGCCCATACTGAGAGCGTGAGCCACGCGGAGGTGACCGTCGATTACAAAGCCGGTGCGTTGGTTCACCAGGACGCTGTCAACCCATCCCACCTCGGCGAGCACGCCTGAGAGCGCCTCCTCTTGCGAGTGCGGATGGATGCGCCAATTAGCCGGGTTGGCCAGCAGGGACTCTGGGTCTACGTTGGCGTGCCCAATCAAACGGTTTCGGTAGGCCATTCCAGTTGACTATCATACAGCCACCGACTGTACTTCCGTCATTTCCCAGCCCGCCCAAGCGAGGCATCCATGCTCACATTTCCAGGCACCGAAGAAGAAGGAGCGATCCTCCTGAAGGCGATAGCGACCTACTGCACTTGTGAGTATGGAGATGATGGAGCGCGTACCTCCTCCTGTGCCTCTCATGCCATGCTCGTCCAGGACGCACGAGCGCTGTGCGGACTGGTGTTCATGCGAAGAATGGCGAAGTGCCTGCTGCGCGGAGAGGGTCTGTATGAGCGTCCGTAGCTGGATCACCTTTGCCGCGATGGCGTGTACCTGGGGAGCGCTCTCCCGGCTAAGTGAGCACTACGCCGGCGTGGCACTCCGCAGCTATCGCCAGGCGAGGGCGGATCGCTGGTTCGAGCAGCACATCCGCCCGTTTCTCCAGTAGAATGAGGTCGTACTGATGGTCACCAACCAATAGCTCGAACGGGGTCGCTGTCAGTACAACCTCTTACCCCCACAGCGCCTCAGCTATTGCATCTCGGCTGAGGCGTTTGTGTGTCTCTTCGGAGGTCGCCCGACACGTGGCTTCTCGAACAGGATCGTGTCGTGACGGTAGCGATTGTGCTGCTGGATATCGCGCACCACCGGCATTCCTCCGCAGACGCAAGGCGCGCGGAAGATCGGCTGGTCAGGTCGCTCAATCCTCACCTCACCGCAGTCGCGGCTACAACTCATGCAGCTAAGCTCCACGACGTACCACGTTTCTTCGTTCATGCTGCCCTCCAGGCTTCCCAGATGGGTCGCGTGTCGCGCGCCCGCCTTACTCCGGCAATTCGCGCCCGATATCCACGAAGCCGGTCATGCCAATACTGTCGATACCCGGCGCCGATGCGCTGTAGCTCCCGCCGCAGCGGGACGCACTCCTCAGTGCATTCCCGCCGGGCATACAGGTGGATGGGACACGTCACGACAACTGTTCCGCAATGAGTCCGTACGCACACCGACAGCGGTACTTACCGCTGACACCCGCCGGACAATTATCCCAATGCCCGTAGCTCTTTACCTCGTCTAGCAACTCCTGCAGTCGTTTTACCTCCGCAACAAGCCAGGTCGTGTACTCGCGCGGTGGGTTATTGATCGGGTACTGCACCAAACAGTCCTCAATCACAACCAGCATGTCGCTCATGCGCGCCACTTCATGCGAATACCGTTCGGTGCGAGCGGGCGTGCTCCGTACGTGAGGCTATCGGGCAGTGAGAGCTTCTTGCCATTCTCGGCAACCCACGCGGCACGTTCATATACGTCCAGGGTTGCGGGCGGCTCTCCGCTATAGCAGGCATAGTCGCCCTGCTTGTGAGCCTCGCTGCTGAACGTACACATCGCTTGTACTACCGTCCCAAACGGACTCATGCGGAGCACGCCGAGAAAGAATTGCTCGCCCGGCGTGTCAGTCGGCACCTCCCACGTACAGCTATCCAACCGTGTGTGGGTTCGACTCTCAATCATCATGCCTCCTGCTTATCCTCCGGGTAAAACTGCGGAGCCAGGATGGCTCGGTGATCGTGCGTTGACACTACCGTATTCAACAGGTGGTATCCGCCATAAATAGCGACTCGCACCGGTGCATTGCCATTGAACGGTTTTAGCGCTCGCCGTAGGTCATCTACCGTAAGCAGGCTCTCGGGTTCAACCTCAATCCAGTTCATCATTGGTTACCATTCGTCTCCGAGTTCCAGGCGCAGTAGCGCCTTTGATAGCGGCTCGTCCAACTGCGTAATGGTCACGCTCAGACTCTGCACCAGTTGCTTGTGGAGGCTGAACGTGCGCTTCATTTTCTGGAGTCGCCGGCGCGCCTTTTTCAGCGACTTGATCTCGGACCGGCTGTGCGTATCGGAGGCATCCTGCCAGGTCGCGCCGTTCATTTGTAGAACTCATCGTCGGCCTTGCCGACAACACGGTGCGCTTCCAGCCAGCCATCGGTAGTACGCAGGAGCGCAGCTACCTCCTCCATCGAGATATCGACCTTACCGTCTAAAGTGAGATAGGCAGACCTGATGAAGAAGAACTCCCGCTGTTCGAGAAACCTTCTCAATACTCCTGCCAGCAATTCATCATCTCTCATGCGGCTACCTTCACGGGACGCTCCGCCAATTGCTCCACTAGCCGCACCCACCGGCGCTCCACTCCGGCAGCAGCCATATCGCGGGCAAGCCAGTAGAGCGTATCGTGGATATCGGATTTCGCTGCCGGCAACTGCTTGTAGCAGCGGTCACAGTAAACCTTGTCCCAACGGTCGAGGTCAGCGTCGCAGTTGTCGCACGACGCTTGCAGGTCGATTTCTACATCGAGACTCACGTGTCTGCTCCAATCACAATCAATTCCGTTGTCTTGCCCATCAGCCTTGCCTGACGGAGCGTCCAGCATCCGCCTGATTTCACATGCGGCGGTACGTTCTGCTCGTCACGATGGTGGTAGCAAGTAGCGAAGCGCATACCCGTATATCCAGGAGGTAGCTCTTTGACAGTGATGCACACAAGGATATCGCTGTGCTTAGCTATCTTCAGGTTGCGCTCCTTGTAGCCTCCACTCCACTGCAACCGCATGGGCGGACACGGCAGGAATGGAATCCCTGCCGCTAGCGCTTCCTCTCTGGTGTAGATATCCACTCCGCCCAGGTGGCACTCTCCGCTGATAACTAGCTCGGCACCTTCGATCATCACCCGTATCCAGTGGCGTGCCTCCTCCTCTGTTTCTGGAGTGAACTTGCTTGCTTCACTCCCGACAATGCCGATCCTCAACGGTGCTTCCTCCAATACTGACGCATCGCTTGCTCAGCGATGAAATGCTCCAACTGGCTGACACGCTCAAGCGCTGCCGCGCGGAGTCGCTCTGTGCGCTCCTTATCCTGGCGCAGCATTCCGTACTTATCCTTCCACTGACCTAGCTCCGCTTGCACGCTCAGCGCCTCCGTCACTAGCGCTTCGTACTGCTCTTTCGGAACGCAGTAGGGGTCCACGTGCTCAGTCATGGTTCTACGTTGTTCACCTCGTCCTGCGCTGCCATGTAATGGTTGTCAACTGCTTGATCCAGGAACCGCTGTATCTGCTTGCGGGTAGCCAGCGCTCCACGCGGGATAGCCTGGCCCTCCCGTACGTAGAAATACAGTGCGATGAGCGCACGCGCTTCGTCATCGAAGTTGATGCGAAATACGACGTTCATAGCCGGAACATGTTCGACAGCGGGTTGTTCTGCGTATCCCAAATGGTCACTCCCAGGTAACCCTGCTTCCGCAACTCCCTCGCGACTGCCGTAGCAGTGCGCCGTTCACCCGGACCGAAGTTCACGGAGCCATACATCCCGTTGTCGCTGTAGTGAACCTCGCCCACTACCTGTGGAATTCCCTTCGATGCCGCAGTTGACTGCGCCTTCGAGCGCGGCGGGTTAGCCCATCCACTCGGGCGGTTGTCCCACATAACCTGATAGCGAACCTGCATTACTTACTCCTTCCATTTGCCAGCTTGATGAGGTGCTGCTGGAGCCATACGAGCGCGTCCTCGATACGGTCTTGATCCGCTTGCGAGTAGTCGCGAATGTTGT